TATCTGTTTATTATCGGTAAACTTTGATAAAATACGAAGTGATTTTTGGACTTTTTCCTTTTCAAGGTAGTTCGTTGCGGTTGTAACATTTTGCTGATTTATAATATTCACTTGGCAGATACTATCTTTTTTCATAATTTTTTCTCCTAGCCGAACACAGTCCTTAGCATGTTAAAGCTGTTGTTTTCAATCAGGATATACATCCCCAGTCCTAAATAAACAACGGCAATAAACCATCTGCTATATTTTTCCAAAGTTTCTCCAACAGAAGGGACTTGTGCCAATTTTTGGGCAGAAAAAACCAAGAGATAAATCATGACTAGAAAGGTAAGTAAAGCCACTATCAAATTCGCTAAATTTAAGGTAATAAAATATGGGACAAAAACACCAATATTGTCAGCACCACAACTTGCAAAAGTAATCATAGCGACTAGAAAAATCAGGTTTTTATTATCTTTGCGCAAACCATCTTTTGCAATAGCTTCTCCATCAGAATCTCCTAAAAGCAAAACTTTGAGTCCTAGGAAAATTGGAATCAAACCGAGCAAACCTAAAATCTCTTTACTAGGAATATAATTTAAGACAAATGCAAAAAGTAAACTTAGCAATATTAGACTAACAGAGCCTAGAAATTGTCCTAAATAGATGTTAATGATGTCTTTTCTGCTTTTTCTTTTGGCAAAAAATAACATTAGGATAATAAGTAAGTCTACGGCTGTCCCAGAATACAGGATTATTGAAGTAACAACATTTTGAATCATAAAATACCTCATTCAAATATATTTTTGAATGTATTCTAACATTAAACTTTGTAGATGTCAACTTAAAATCCACCAAAATATAGATAAGAAGTTAGTGTACCAAATATTAAAAAGCCCTGCCATCGAAATGACAGCAGGGCTTAACTTCAATATCCAGATAATATATTTATCTAAAAAAGGTACAGTTTTTATTGATTTGTAGTGCGATATAATGAGTTTCCAAAAATCAAAAATCGCTTAAAATCAATATTTTGACATCTATTGACGTGTACTGAAACCCTTACTTAACCTCTGTAAGGATATAATTACGGTACCAGTATATCATAAATAATAACAAAATCTTGACTTTCCGAAAAATAAGTATTTTCCGGAAAAATATCGAAATTAAATCAAAACTAAAAATATCTCATACATTTGAACTGCACCCCAAAAGTTAGACAGAAAAAATCTAACTTTTGGGGTGCAATTCATCAAAGGTGCTTTTCATTTTAAAAAACTTGTGGAAAAACTTCATCCCATATATCTACTAAGCTTTTCCCGTCAAATACTTTAGCTTCCATAGCTTCATCAATTGTATCAAACTGCTGACCTTCATAATCATAACCAACTACACATATACTCGATAAAAAGCAAGCACCTCGGCTATTATAATTAAATTCAAGATCTTTGTCTAAATATTTTTTAATTTCATCCTTTTTCATATAGGACCATCCCAACTAAAACAATCTCAACAAACAAGATTTTTTCCTTAGATTCTATTCCCACTACTAGCTTTCTATGATGCTGACGATTTCATCTTCAAAATATTCATAAAGAGTTCCATCAACATCTACCAGCAAGGAGTCAATCTCCTCGTCATTGTCAGAGGCGTCACAATAGTCTTCTACAAATCCTCTAACTACCGCGCCATTTTTTAACGTGATAATTACATCTGTACGGTTAAATTTCCAGAGTGTCATTTAAATATTCCTTTCAATATTGGCTAATTGCTTTGCTTTTTCGTAGTAAGGTGTTAAGAAATCGATAAAACCTTGTTTGTCGCTTGGATCATGTTCCTCTAAAAATATCATCAACTCAAAGTCATTGAGAGCGTCAAACATTTCAGAGTTTTCATTATCCCAAGCCTCGGAAAATTCCGCATCTTCTCCAAAAAGAGCGTTAAACGTAAAGGAAAAATCCCAAAAATTATCAATCTGACCACTGACTGTTTGCTGGAGCATGTCTAATACTTGTTGACTATAACCCATTACCCTTCCCCTCCTAATAAGAACGTTGTAGCATATTGAGCTACGTTCCAAAAATTTAACAGACAAAATCTAATTTTTGGGGTGCAGTTCATTCATCAAAGATGATTTTTATTTTAATAATACTGCACTTCAATTCCATCCATAATTTCTACTAAAGTGTTATCGTCAATTTTTAGAGAAATCAGATCAATGAATGATGATACCTGGTATTCCTTATCTCCAATCACCACTACAATATCATGAACAGAATTAGGAAAAATCCCACATACTTGACCATTATAATCAAAAGAGGCATCCCAACCATTGTCATATAACTCTTGTAAATCATCTAATATTGCCATATAAACTAAATCCTTTTCCATAGTGTTTTCTTTCAAATAAGGCAGGTAAAAGCACCTAGATTGTTCTAAGTCCTATGAGATTGTTTTAATCGAGACAATCTCACTCTCAAAGAGAGAAATTTCAGTAGCTTCATCTGGACTAGGATTAGCAATGAGAATAGTGATTTCATCTTGCTCATCATTGTCCATTTCGTCAACAAAGTCTATGACACGTCCCTTGATTATCTTATCGCAATTAGTGACTATCTGAACCCTTGATCGAAGATACTTCCAAAGCTGTTTACTCATTTATTTTCCTCTCTGCTATTTTTTCGATAGTTCTTATACTTTTTATAGTTAGTCGATAAAATCGCCTAGGTTGAACTAAGCACTAATAATTTTGATTTTCTTGATAATATCTTCAGGATATGAGCGATCACCTATAACTATTTCGTCAGGACCATCTAAATCATAACCGTCAAACCAATCAACCACCCTACCCTTGATGGAGGTCCCATCTTCTAAAATAAGGCGAACATTTTTATCAACATATTCCCATAATTTCATTAAGTTCCTTCTCTCTAACATCGGAACAATATGACCCAATATTAGTTATTTACTAATGGCTTTTAGTTCCTGTTAAAAGCATTATAGCACACCTTACTTGCTAAAGTACAACAAGCACCCCATTAGACTAACCTGCTACTTTGCTTTCTTGTAAAAATGTTGTATACTTAAGTAAATAAAGGAAGTAATCTTGTTCCCCCCTGTCTACTATGTGGTCGGAATGATGGTTACTTCTTTTTTCCCCCTTACTATCTCAATAGCCTTGTATTTAAAAGTTTTTTAGGCTATAATTAAATTAACGAATAGAGGTTTTCCATCTCCCCTTGAAACAGATCTTTCTGCGGTAGGAGGTGGGACGCCTCTATTTGTTTTTTAAGTCAAAATGATGTAAAATTAATTCAAGAAAGAAGTGTGGTTTTCCCGCCTAAAAGCTCTATAGCTGTGGGAGGGTCACGCTTCTTTTTACCTCTCAAAAGAGAACGCAAAAAAAGCCGTCTCATTCTTTGAAGCAGCAATGAAATCAATCTAGCAAATATCTAAGCAAACCCAGAAATCAACCTTTTAAGACAAAGCAAAAAGCCCACTGTCGTAGGCTTTCTGTAAGATATTTCTTAAAATTAAAGCATTTTGTTATCTTGCTAGATTTAGATAGAGAAAAGTAGGTCTAAGCCTGCTCTATATCTAACTTGATTTTTTCAAAAACTATTAAATTTAAATAAGCTGAGAAAACATAAAGGGTAACAAAAAGGGGACTTAAATTGATGAGTTCAGTAAGCAAGTAAATTGCACCTGTCAAAGGTGCTTTTATTTTACTTTTCTGTCTAAGGCCTAGATTGTTCTAAGCGCTATGGTTTACTAACTGTTTTACCTGTTCATAGTATGGCGTTAGGAAATTGATAAATCCTTGCTTATCACTTGGGTCATGTTCCTCTAAGAACATCATCAGCTCAAAGTCATTGAGAGCGTCAAACATTTCAGGGTTTTCATTGTCCCAAGCCTCGGCAAAGTCTTCATCTTCTCCGAAAAGGGCGTTAAACTTGAAGGAGAAATCCCCAAAATTATCAATCTGACCATTGACAGCTTGCTCTAGCATGTCTAAAATAACGTTTGAATACTTCATTCATTGTTCTCCATCAAAGGTTTTGTATAAACTTTTTCTGTATCAATTATACCATAACTGGCTTTTACTTTTACAATATCCTTGTATCTAAAAGTTTTTTAGGATATAATTAAATTAACGAATAGAGGTTTTCCATTTCCCCTTGAAACAGATCTTTCTGCGGTAGGAAGTGGGACGTCTCTATTTGTTTTTTAAGTCAAAATGAGTTATAATTGAATTAATAAAGGAACTGGTTTGGCACCCAATGACCTATTTAAGGTCGGCGCCTAAGTCAGTTCCTTTTACTGTTTCGACTACCCAAAAGGGTATACCCTTAATTCTTGCGTCAGTTAGTTTTTTAGGTTATAATCTAAGTAATGAGAGCTACTACCTCCTACATTAAAGGCTTCGGCTGTGGGGGGTGTGTGCTCTCTTTTTTTATAATTTCTAACCTCGGATTATACTTGTACTAGAAATTTTTTTGAGTTATAATTAAGTTAAGGTAAAGGTGGTCTAACGTCCATGAAGCAGCTTGCTGTGGAGGCGGTGGGTCACCTTTATTTGATTTTAAAATCAAGAAGATGTATAATTAAGTCAAGAAAGAAGCATGGTTTTCCCGCCCAAAAAGCCTTAGAGCTGTGGGAGAGTCATGCTTCTTTTTTTATCTCACACCCCCCCAGATTCGTTTCTAAGGGCTTTTAGTTTATCCATGGTGTTTTTAGTCGTCCAGTCCAAAACAAAGCGAAATAGGGGTAAATATGAAGCCTAGGGCTCCCCATACACTCCTAATTCTGTGGTCAGGCAAGGTTAAATCAATCCCCATTTACCATACCTGCCAAATGTTCTATAGCTGCCTTCTTTGCCCGATATATCGAAGCTTTAGATTTACCTATTTCCTCAGCAACTCCCCAAACATCAAGATCATTCAAGTAAAAAAGCCTTAGAACAGAACGCTCAAACGGATTGGCCAGCTTATCGATCAGCCTAGATATTTCCATTCTCTCTTCAGTAAGTCGCTCAATTCTCTGTAAAGTGTCCTCTTTTAGCTTCAGAACACTTATAAGATTGTTCTCTGTCTTGTTCTCTCTGCTTGTCTGCACCCTGCTATGGCTTAGTGTTGGCTTTTGGATAATACCACCTTCCAAGGCTTCCAATTCCAAATATAAGCCTTTGATCTCCTTGTTTATCCACTTGACGCCCTCTAGTTTTTCTTTTACCTGCTCTGGTGTCATACCTTAGCCTCCTTTATGATACAATAGTTTTAAGGAATAATTCATAAAGGAGTCAGCTTTGTGCTGGCTTTTTTTTGCGTTTTCTCTAGCTTCGCTCTAGGTTCAAGCTATATAATCTTCTGTTCGTTCTCTGTTCAAGAGCTATTTTCTCGGAGTTCGCTCGGAGTTCAACACACATAATCCTGCAATTTGTCAGGCATATTTTTTGCCACTACCTCACCAAAACCTCACCATTGGAAAAGTTCGATACCTTTACAAAACCTTTACATTGAAAAACTTCTATACCTTACCAAAACCTTACCATTCTATGGTTCTAAAAGTGTCGATAACTTAGGGTAATCTTAGGGTTCTATCACTAGAAAAAAATCCCTGTACCTTGGTAAAACCTTAGTATTTTTAAGTACGCAACCTTATACTAACCTTATACTTTTTATATATGCAACCTCACCCTTACCTCACCCTTTTTTAGAACGCTCCACTTACTTAAAACCTTGATATATCTAGCTTTTTTAACATTTAAACCGTCAAATATGTAGTATTTATTTGTTTTGTAAATTGCACCCTACTACAAATTATCATGTAAAAAACCCAAATCGATTGGGTTACATACTAAAAGGGGATGGCTCCCCTCTGCACACTCGATTAAAGTATTGCGTCCATGTTGTCGTCTAGGTAATCAGATTCTAAGAAAGTTATAGCTCCCTCAACTCTCTGCATTACAAATCCATGATCAGACATCAATCTCTCATAATTCAGCTCATCGACTGCTCTAGCAAACTTATTCAACAAGTCTTTTGTCCGATTGCTATTGTCCGCTGGGATATACTGCGCTAACTCTGCACTGTTTGGGTTGCCATTACCAAAAATACCTCCCAAAGCATTTCGGAAAAGTTCTAACGTTGTACGATCGTCTTTGTAATGGTCTATTAGTGCTTTTCCAGTGGATACGGCCAAAGCGCCACTTTCAAAAAGTTTTACGGCATTTTGCACTGCTACTTGGTAACCAGAATCAGTCAACGCTTTTACTTCCGCTTCGGCTCTCTTAGCTTCTTTATCTGGCAGTAGGTTGTCTGCAATTTTCTTCAGATCGTCATAATAACCAGCATACCAAGCTTCGTATTTGAATTTAAGGGTTTCAAGTTCATTTTCTTTCCCCTCTGCACTTAAAAATTGATTATTCTGTATTTCTTCGATTTTTCCATATAAGTTTGAAATAGCACCTTTCAATGCTAACATCTTAGTAATAATTGTTTTCTTGTTCATTCTCTTTCCTCTTTCTAATTCTTTCAATCGTTTACAAGTATCGTCATGCTACGGTATCCCATTTTTAAAACTGTTTTTTTTGCTCGTATCAATCCATAAGGATTTTTGTATCATATCCACTCCTAACACCAAAACAAAAAGGACACCGAAAAAGCTAAATAGCTTAATCAGCGCCCTCGGTTGTTCCGATAGACTCTATTTCTTTGTTTCACATCGTTGCAAGTATGAAAATCTTCCATCTTGAAAATGTAGAGTTATACTCCCAAAAGTCGGGGAAGCCTCTACCTCTATTTTACCATTTTTCTGATATAAAACAAAGCCTTGGCGCAACAGTTCAACTAAATCATCCATACGATCCTCCATTTCATTTTTTCTTGATTTTCATTAACCTAGAGCGCTACAAGCCTCTTCTACTTAGATTAAGTTGTAGTACTCATTGGCCTAAAGCGTTGATATTAGCGATATTTTCAACTATTCCAATGCTTTTTACTACCCTTTTTAGTGTACTTTAGCCTTTAAGCTACTGATTGAGTATCGTTTATCCTTGATAGTAAATGACTTGAAAAAGTTACCCTCTAGGCCTGTTCTAACACGGCTGGCCACTCGATCACTATACAAGCTAGCGATCTCTGAACTGCTTAGATTTGTAGTAATTATAGTCTTGTCTCGATTACTGAGAATATCAAAAATAAACTCTTCTTCCCAGACTGATTTACCTTTACTACTAGCGTTGTCCGATTTTATACCTAAATCATCAAGTACTAGGTAATCAACCTCTTTCAGCATTCTTGAGTAGTGCCCCTCTTGGCTAGTAGAATTAAAGCTCTCTCTAACTCGTCTAAGGATTTCTGTTAGATTGACAAATAACACGCTTTTAGGCTCTCCTTTGGCCTTGTAGCCCTCGTTTATAGCCTTAGCAATAGCTACGCTTAAATGACTCTTTCCTATCCCTGTAGATCCTGTAAATAGGGTATTCCCTGTCATGCCGTCCAGGTATTTATCTACCTGATCCCTAGCAAATGCTAATAGTTGCTGTTCCTCGGCTGTCTCAGCTATGAAATTCTCAAAGCTAGCCTCTTTAAGCTCCCTAGGGATCGTACTGTCTCGCATAAGCACATTATAGGTTTTTAGGTAGGTCTCAGCATTCAAGCTATTATCTACTCCCTCCCTTTCCTGTCTCTCTATTAGTTCCTTTGTGCATTCAGGACAAAACTCTTGTATACTTCGTTCCTTACTGTCTCTTTTAGGTGTTGATATTTGCCAATAATTGGCCTTGTGAACCTCACATACCTTTTCACTAATTTTTCTGTTGTTATATTGCTCAAATTTATTTTCCATTGCTCACCCTCCTAAAATGGGTTTTCTTCTGTTCGTGTTTTTAGCCATTCCTCACGGCTAATAGGTTCTGCTTGCTTAGGTGACTGTTTCAGCTTTTGCCTTTGTTCTTCATGCTGCTTAACTTGCTCTACTGTTTTAAGTCCCAGCCCTTGCCAATTTGAAAGAATTGACCTGGTATATCTAATTGACTTACCAGCGTTTAGGATAGTTACCTCAAGAGCATAGATTACTAACTCTTGGCCATGGATCTCTAACAAGTCTCTCACTTCTTCCATCATTGTTCCATTAACTGACATTTGGCCAAAAGCTGACTTTAATTTTTCAAAGATTGGATTTTCATGCTCGTCCTCGTCATTCTGACTTGACCTAGATTGACTTAGATTATCTTGACTTGACTTATATTGACTTATATTAGGGAACCCATTGGTTTCCGTTTGGTTTCCACTTTGGAACCCATTGGGCTCCACTTCATAAAAACCCTTGCTTTTAAAGGTTTCTAGTAACTCATGATAGACACTTTTTTTATATCTATCTTTCTTGATAGTATTCTGCTCATGAAAATCCACAATAAAATAAACCATTTCATTATTAAGCGGCCTGATAAAATCCTTGACTATCAATAAGCTCACATTATCCTCACTAACTCCTATCATTCTAACAACAGGGAAAGCCTCTACTACTCCATCATCATCTGAGTTTTGAATTAAATGAAAATATAGAGCCTGTGCCTCTAATGGTAACCTCAAAAATCTCTGAGTTTGGGTCACTGTCTTACTTATCATTCTACGATTTCCCATTTTTCTTCCGTTGCACCTCCTTGTTAATTCCCCTGATGATGTCATAGTACGAATGACCAGCAGGGATGACATAGCCCTCTGTTTCAAATTCCACCCATTGCTCCACACCGTCCACAATTACCTTGCGTAGATTTGTGATGGTGGGCGTCCATTGTTCTTTTTTTCTTTGTCATTATTCCCCCTAATCTACTGCAAGAAAATTGTATATATCGGTCTTACGGTAATAAATCTTCTTACTGTTCTCAAAAGGCGACTGATACGGCCTTAAGCCGTGTTTTTCCCAATTATTCAACGTTGTGCCACTGATCCCTAGCTTATTTAGCAGATCGGCTCTAGCAATTAAGTCCCAGCCGTCATTATGCTGCTTTTCAAGCTCAAGCCTTTTCTCTAAGTGTTCTCCCACTTTCTCCAGTAGCTCAAGCTCTGCCTCTCTTGATAATAGTTGCATATTGCACTCCTTTTCTAATTGTTCCGCTTGCCTGCTAGTTGAATATAACACCCATAGCAAGGGTTTAATTCCTCTCTTGGTGTTTCTATCGTCTGTTTGCTTTCTCGCTCCATTTGGGCGCTTTTTTTGCGGTCTCGGTGGTTTAGATAAAGTAACAAGCCAATCAATACCATCATGAAGATAACCGCCTGTGTATTGGTTAAATCTAGCTCATTCATTTTGATAACTCCCTCTGTTTTTTTATCCTTTCGCGCTTAGATAGGCTTTTAGTTCTACTGGATTGTCACATTCCAGTAGCTGATATGCCACAGCGTCTAGTTCCTGATACATTACATCCATCTGGTCATATACCTGGTTTAGAAAGTTATTTAGGCAGCTCAATAGAATAGCTCTATCTGGCTCGCTGTCCATGGCTAGCATAAGACTGTTAGCATATCCTTTTAGAGTATCTATTCTCGTCATAACGTTTGTAGCACGTCGGCCTTGTTCTTTGATTTGCTTAACTGTAAGAGCAACTGTTTGATTTTGGTCTTGTTTTTTCATGGTATTTACCTCGATTTTTTATGTAATTAGAGTTTTTTGAAAATCTTTTCTTGTAAGCCAGCCCTACGCTCAGACTCGCCAAAGTTTGAGAGCGTGGGGCTTTTTAATGTCTTTCCTGCCACTCTTATCTCATGCTCAGAGTCGCCAAATTGAATGCATGAATAAGAACCAGTTTAAAGAGTTAGTGCTCTCTCGTTTGGGCACAAATCACTATTTTGTGATATAATTAAATAAATACCTAACTAAATCCCATACTTGCTATTTTGGTTTTAGTTGTTTATGTGAAAAGCCTTGCTAGTTTGCCGACTGTCTAGGCTTTTTTGTTGCTTAGATTTCTATAAGTGAAAGGTAGTAAGAAATCTTATAAATCTTCTACTAGCCAGTTCATAACTGCCTCATAGATACGCTTGGGAGCGTCATAGTCCCCATTTTCAACTTTGGTATAGGTTTGTGGTTTAATACCTAATTCCTCAGCTACAGCCTTTTTAGTCTGCTGAGCTTTAGCACGTTTAACACGTACCTTTTCAGCCAACTCAGTTGTAATTAGCATTCGATCCCCCCTTTCTAACGGCCTTTTTTGCCGTGGTTTGATAGCAATTATACGACATTAAACTACGTATGTCAACTATTTTTGTTATTTTTTTAATTTTTTATGGCCTTTTTTGCCGTAATAGGTTATAATTTACTCGAAAGGTAGAATCTTACGTATGAATAGAATTAAAGAATTGAGAGAAAATATAGGATTATCTCAAGAAAAATTAGCTAAAAACCTATCAATAAACTTACGAACATTACAACGCTGGGAAAATGATGAAACAGCTATACGAAAGAAAAATGCGGAGAAAATTGCAAATTATTTCAATGTTTCTGTTCCATATTTATTAGGTTATACAGCAGAAATAGACGCCTCCAGTAATTGGGGGAAAATATTATCTATTTCCTCTCAAGATCCTGACTACGAGGCTGTAAAAGCTGGTAAATCAATTTTCCAATCTCTCACCCCTCCAAATAGTGATAAAATCCTTGAGAACAACATATTTGAATACTACGTAAATTTTTATAAAGATGGTAAGACAAAGAACAAACATAATCTATCAGAAGAGGATTTAGAAAAGTTTTTTGGCGAACAACATATTAGTCACTCTTCCTCAAAAAGACTCAACAACTTTTATCAGGCCTTAGCCTTCTTAGAAGCTGAAGAGGCTGCTGTTCTTTCATGCTTTTCTCTTTTATCAAAAGAGAAAAAGGCTGCTGTATATGAAATACTAGTAGGACTAATTTCCCCGGACAATAAATAACCCCCTAAAATCCCCTCTAAGCGATTTTACAGCTCAGCTATATAATTAAATTATCACCACACCTAAAACAAACGAAAATAGGGCTATTCTCGTAGCTCTCAGCACCATATAAAAACAATATTCATAAATACTTAACTAAATCCCATACTTGCTTACTGATGTTAGAAAGGTATGACTATGAATATTACAGAATACAAAAAGAAAAACGGTGCTACAGTGTACCGCTCAAGTGTTTATTTAGGCGTTGATAAACTTACAGGGAAAAAGGCTAGGACAACAGTCACGGCCAACACTAAAAAGGGCGTAAAAATCAAAGCCAGGGAGGCTGTCAATGCTTTTGCAGCTAATGGATATAGCGTAAAGGAAAAACCGACCATTACAACCTATAGGGAACTGGTCGCTTTATGGTGGGAGAGTTACAAGAATACAATCAAGCCAAACTCCCAGCAATCCATGGAGGGGATTGTAAGGCTTCATATTTTGCCTGTATTCGGCGATTACAAGCTAGACAAGCTCACTACTCCTATTATCCAGCAACAAGTCAATAAGTGGGCTGACAAGGCTAATAAGGGCGAAAAAGGGGCATACGCAAACTATAGCTTTCTAAACAATATAAACCGTCGTATTCTCCAGTATGGAGTGACTATGCAAGTGATCCGGCATAACCCTGCGCGTGATGTCATTATCCCACGTAAGCAACAAAATAAGGAGCATAAGGTAAAGTTTTTCAGCAACCAGGAACTAAAACAGTTTTTAGACTACCTGGAAGATTTGGATCAGTCTAGCTATGAAAATTTCTTTGACTACGTCCTTTATAAAACCTTACTCGCTACTGGTTGCCGTATAGGAGAGGCTTTAGCTCTTGAGTGGTCTGATATTGACCTTAAAAAAGGCATTATCAGCATTTCTAAGACTCTGAATAGATACCAGGAAACAAATACACCTAAGTCTAAAGCAGGTCTAAGAGAGATTGACATAGACAAGGCTACAGTTTCCCTACTCAAACAGTATAAAAAACGTCAACAAGTCCAGTCATGGCAACTAGGACGATCTGAGGGAATTGTCTTTACCCCCTTTACCACAAAATACGCCTATGCTTGCCTACTAAGAAAGAGGCTACAAGGTCACTTTAAGGCTGCTGGTGTCCCTGATATTAGTTTCCATGGTTTCAGACATACTCACGCTACAATCATGCTATACGCTGGCATAGAGGCGAAAGATTTACAGTATAGGCTAGGCCACTCTAATATCTCAATGACCTTGAATACTTATGTCCATGCTACCAAAGAGGGAGCTAAAAAAGCCGTCTCAATCTTTGAGGTAGCTATCAGCAATTTATAA